GTCGCTCAGACGCGATAGTAATATTTTAGATTCCTAGGAGACTCTTTCGAGACTCTAGAAATCTTAATGGAACATCGCCAACCTGGAGATTACCGTGTTAGGCATTATTATAATTGATCTAAAATCAATACAGCAAGTACTAAGGGTAGAGCGTGAACTGGAATAATTCCAGCAAACACAATAACCCATAGAACTAAAACCGTAATAAATTTAAGTTTCATTAATAATTCTATTCACGATATGACACTAGTTATACCATTGGAAACATACCTAAAGAGGGTATGATGACCTTAGATATAACCGGTACCAGTGCTAAACCTCCCTGTATTACCAAAGTCATGGCTCCAGCTGAAAGAAAGTACGGATGATTTAATAAAATCATCAATATTCTCCCAGAAAGAGACCAGGGTTTTGGAGGGACATTGTGTACTAATACGAATTCTTGATCGTATAAGGCGGTGTTAGAAGCCTCCGAAGAAGTTTCGGAAGGCAACTTAGCCGTTAAGGGTTTCACAAGGTCAGGGTCAGCAAAGAACTGATCAAATTCTCCTTGTGTAGGTGTAGAAGACCCAGAAGAATTAAATTCTTCTTGAGCTTCAGACCACACATCGGAATGATTTGGCACGATACCTTCCACTTCTGGAAGAGTATAATGTTCAAAATCAAATTTGACATCAGAACTTGCATAACCATGGGTCCATATGTGAACATCTTCACTTAGAGTAGCAAATGAGGAATAGAAAAGATCTATCCCAAAATTGACTAATCTAGATGAAGATTCAGCCCAGCCATATAGCCAAGGATTAGTAAGACACAGATCTCCCCATATAGGCACATAGATGATATCTAGACCAAACGGCTCGAGGATCTTGGATCCTAAAGTCATTATTGACCATCCTAGGATGTCCCATAAAGGAGCTACACCGTAAGTGTAGAAAACTCCTAATGTAACACCACATAGGTTAGTCAGGTCAGATCCATTAATGTGAAGATATGGTAATGATACTAGATAAATATCATTGAAATGATAAGCCATACTCTGGAAGAATGTAAGTACATAAAGTACTACACTCAACTTAGAGATGGTTAACCACTCGATGAAATTAAATCTAGATACATAAACCGTATCATAAGGGTTTAAAACCCTTACTACATCTATTACAGGTGAGAATCCAGCCATTAGGATAGCAGAGCCTGATGCGCCAGGAGTACTATAGTAGTGTGCGATACAAAGTATCGTACCTACCATAAGTATCCCAAACGTAAAAGACACAATTAACTCTGTACCTAGGATCCAGAATAAGGTTTTTATACCAAATCTATTTCCAAGGTTCAAAGGTAATTGCAAGACTCGGAGTCGCTGATTAATCAACGCCCGAGCTGCTAGCCCTCTGGTTACCTGTCAGGTTGTTAAAAACAACCTGGCTAGTAAATTCATATTTAATCTTTTGTTTGTTAGATCTGAGCCTTTACCTTAGATAGAAGACGAGACCATCTATTCCATATACGTAGAAGTCTTGAAGACTCTCGGAATTCCGGAGATTCAGACTCGCTACGAGTGGGGAACATGATAGATCTCGGTTGGATTCGGGAAAGATCATCTTGTGCTTTAAACATAAAGTTTATAGCCATCAGAAGATCTCTCGGTATAGGTTTTAATTTCAACCAAGGTTGAATTAAAATTTCCGGAGTATCCCACATGAAACTTTCGTAGTGACAGAAAATAGGATGGAGAGTTTCTAGATGCGCTTTAGCACCTAGACCAATGTGCATTAATTCCTTAATGTACTTGGAAACGACTCCACCAACTATTTCTGCTCTTACTGTTCCATCTGCGGTCCTCCAAGGTCCGATACTATCTACGTAACAACCTACTTCAAAAGCGGCGAGCTCTAACATTAGAGTCTCCGCTCGACGCAGGCGTAGAAGTTCTTCCTTGAGGAGAGATAAAAAGGTCTTCCTTACTTGATTCAACGGGAATGAAACACCGCCAATATCTAAGAATGGTCTATCTAAAGAAAAGATAGCCAACAAAGCTTTACAATCCTTAGGTATAGACATCGCTAATTTTAGCGTGCTTACTAAGGAATTAGGCTTTGTAGGATCAACCTTATATCCATAACCGAGAAACCTGATTAAACCAAGTTCAGTTAGATTAAACCGTTCCTTGAAGTTCAGTGCAAGACTGACACTTCTATGAGCGGATGACTGTTCTTTGAAGGGGATAGGACTTACATCCGTCCCTTCAAATAAGGTCCTCTTTGCAAATTCTAAAGCAGTCCCTTTTGGGGATACTATAGATTTTGAAAGATTAATCTCTAAACCAAGTCTTTTCATGGTTTGTAGGTAAACTCGCGCTACCGTTTTATTCCAAATTACAAAATCATCACCCAATACACCGTATTGAATGAAAAGTTTGGATTTGGGACAAACTCCCGAGCTCCAAGCAGAGTATTGAACTATGTAATGGTGTGTTATGGCCAGCATAGCCCAAGATGAAAGGGCTCCCATAGGTTGACCTACTGTGTATTTTATTGTCTTAGGATAATCCTTTGTGACTTTAAAACCACAGTTTAGGCCTGCCTTGGGAGTTAACCATTCTCTTGAGACTAATAGATTTTCCCAGGCTAATGCGAAATCAAGTCCGAAAACTTCGGATAAGATATCACGTTGAAGCCAGATAGGGAGTCTATCAGTAGCTGCGGATAGATCAAAGGAGTAGAGTGGAGCCTTTTTCCAGGGAACCCTTGTTAAAGGTTTCAACTGGTTAAAAGTTCCATCCATGGGTAAAGATCTCAGGACGGTAAATAAATTATCGTGAAGAGGTCTCAATACCCATTGAGTCCAAGGATCTACCATAGCGAACACTCTTACTTTACCAGCTGCCTCTTCTTTAATAGACAGTTTTCCCAAGTAACAAGATAGTGGTCTTCTTATCGGATAGATTAATTTATCCCATCTGACCTTCACTAACTTGTGATACAATTGAATTAACCTTTCATTATGGGTTAATTCCATTAGTAATCGGAGACTATCGAGGATACCTTTATTTTCAGGCATAAGAAACACATTAAGTGATCTTAAGACTGAATTAGGGTGAGTATTAAACTCTTCCTCTTTAGAATCTACTTGGGGACCAGATGTTAACATCTGGAATGCTGCCGACTCACGCAAGGTTTCAAGATTATTATGACCCTTCCATAAAAGGTATGTGAAGGGCTTTATAAACTTCTTGATTTCTTGTGAGTCAGAAGAAGCGGTAGAGGGATCAATGATGGTTTTTAACTTCAATTCACCTAAAAAGTGAAGATCTCTGAAGATAGAGATCAAAGTTAACCAAAACTTGATAACTCTAAATTCTCCTCGCTTAATCAATTTTCTTTGATAAGCGGGTATGAATCTTGGTAAACCTGACTTTGATCTAGATATTCTCATACCTAGACCATTCAGACAGGATAGTTTTTGTCCTCCGCATACTTGTTGTATAATAACTGAGGCCACCTTTAGGTATTTTACTACCATGGGCAGGCCCCCATGTTTATATAACAAGTTCAACTTCCTTAGGTAAAGGGTACAGAGTCTAACCCAGTTTGGCGTAATTGTTCCACCCAATGCATAAACAGATCTAACGAGATGTCCAAGCATTGGTCGGCCTCCTTTTAAAAAGGCCATGGCACTAATTTGAGAGTAATCGAACCGTGTCTTAGACACGGAAAAACGTAGATTGTGGAAATATTTAATTTTCATAATTTATTGTTTAACGGTTATTCTTTGAAATTAGACTTCGGTTTCCCTTACGGGGCCGCAGCCAGCCTTGATAGGCAGGATACAAAGTACATCCTACGCGGTTAGACTACTAATTGCCTTTCGACCTTAGTAGTTTCCGCTAGTACTTCATGTGATAAATAAACATGGAGACTCAGTGGTCCTGCTCTAGGTCCGCAGTTGCTATCGACCTTCTTCTTACGGAAGGGCACCGAATCTTTAAGTTCACCAGCTAGAGTGTAGTCTGAGACTACATCACATCGCTGGTCTACCTTTAAGAGGCAATTAAGAACTTATGACCCTTTAAGTTCTAGTAAGAACGCTAAAAGACCATACGTCGACCCGTTAAGGGAGCATCGACCTCATCTTACCGATTAGCGTATAAAAACCAATCGCCGGGAGGTTCCAGAGGGTTTTACCGTAACATTTCGATTACGTTTTACGACTCGACTCCATGGTCACTCAGCACAAAGTACTAACCATACTATGTGGAACATATTCACGCGATCCAGTGTAAACTGGAATAAGCGATCTTACGCTTGGGACTAGGTTTCGTCCCGATTAAAGCCTTTAAAAGGGC